GTGCGCGCCTTCGATGAGGCCGCAGCCACCAAGGCCGCAGACAGGGCGCTAGAAGATGCCGTCGCCGTCCGTGCCAGGCAGGCCCAGCACGCTAAGGCAATCCAGCTCCGCGCCATGCAGAAGATCGCCAGCATGGCCCCCGATGATATGAGCATGGCCGAAGCAACGCGGGCATGGCAGGTGGGGGCCGAAGCCGAGCGCAAGGCGCTGGGCATTGCCGACGCCCTGGACCTAACGACGGGCGGCAAGCCGATCATCCCAACGGTCTTCCGCCCTGCCGCCCCTGATGAGGAGCCGCCCGCGTGAGCCGGACCCGTGCATGGTGGCTCAACGAGGCGGGCGAGTTCGTCAGCCGGTGGCATGCGGGGCAGCAGGCGGTCTGGGATTCTGACCGCCGCGTGGTGGCAGCCATCGCCGGATCAGGCGGCGGCAAGACGCACCTAGGCGCGCCCTGGCTGTATCGTGAGGCGCGCATGCAGCCGGGCCGCGAGTTCATCGCAGCCGAGCCGACCTGGGCGATGGTTGAGCGGGTCATGCACCCGGCCCTGCGTTCCATCGTGGAGCCGACGGGGGGCCGGATGTACGCCGACCATGCCGACGTTGACTGCGGCGGGGGGCATACGTCGCGCATCTGGCTGGCATCCGCCGACCGGCCCGAGCGCATCGAAGGCATCCACGCTGCGGGCGCTTGGCTGGATGAAGCGGGGCAGATGCCGGGCCTTATGCTAGAGACCGCCCTACGCCGCCTTGGCAAGGCGCAGGGGCGATTGCTGCTGACCACGACACCCTACGACCTGGGCTGGCTGAAGACCGAGGTCTATGACCGATGGCGGGCAGGGGATCCAGACTACCACGTGAGCCAGTTCGCCAGCACGGCCAACCCGTCGTATCCGCCCGAAGAGCTAGAGCGGGCGCGTGCGACTATGCCGCCTTGGCGCTTTCGCATGTTCATGATGGGGGAGTTCGACCGGCCGGCTGGCCTGATCTATGACGCCTATCAGGATGCGCCGCGCCATGAGGGCGGGCATCTTGTGGCTGACTTCCATATCCCCCCAGGGTGGGCGCGCTACGTCGGCGTGGACTTCGGCGCCGTGAATACCGCGATGGTCTGGCTGGCGCATGATCCCGAGCGGGATGTACTGTACGCCTACCGTGAATACCTGGAAGGTGGCAAGACAACGGGGGAGCATGCCGGGGTTATCCTGGGCCATGGTGAGACTGAGAATGTTGTGACCGTTGCGGGCGGCAGCCCGTCCGAGAATCAGCCACGATGGGACTACAACGCGCACGCCGTGCCGATGCGGCCGCCCGTTGTGGCCGATGTAGAATCAGGGATCAACCGCGTCTATGCCCTGCTGAAAACCAACCGGCTGGCAGTGTTCGAGAGCTTGCGAGGCCTGCGCTCAGAGCTTGGTAGCTACCGGCGCAAGCTTGACGCCAACGGGCAGCCCACCGACGCAATCGACGCTAAAGCGTCCTACCATCGCCTAGACGCTCTGCGCTACATCGCCCAACACATTGGCGCCCCTGCCCTGGCAGGCGGCGGCATGTACGATTGAGGAGCCGTCCATGCTTGACGCTATCCGCCAGCGTGCCGCAGCCCTGCTATTCAAGGGGGCTGCGCTTGACGCCTCACAAATGACGATGCTTCCCGGCTGGGTCAAGGATCCACACCGGGACTATACGATGTCCGACATTATCAAGCACGGGTATGCTAACCCGGCTGTGTATGCGTGCGTGCGCGTGATTGCTGAGAGCTTTCCCGAGCCTGAGCTTCACGTATGGGAGCAGACGCCAGAGGGCGAGACGGTCATGCACGCCGACCACCCGCTGCGGCAGCTACTGGTGCGGCCCAACCCGTTCATGGCCGAAGATGAGTTTTGGGATTACTGCGTGACCTATGCCGCCCTCGGTGGCAACTTCTACATCTGGAAGGAACGGGACAGGTCGGGCGCACCCGTCGCCCTCTGGCCTTTCCACGATGGCCAGCTGCGGCCCGTGCTTGACGGGCGCCGCTGGGTCAGCGGCTATGTGTTGGACGTTGAAGACAGCGCGGGGCGGGAGAAGCTGGTCATTCCCCCGTCTGAGATTATTCATTGGCGCTGGAGCGTCGACCCTCGGCAGCCTCAAGTCGGGATGTCGCCTATCGTGGCGGCATCGCGGGCCATTGACCTTGATACCGAGTTCCTGCGATACACGCACGCCCTGGCCCACAACGATGCCGTGCCGCGCACGATCATCAAGACGCGCCTCGGCTTCAACGATCAGGCGCTGAAGGCGTTGAAAGATCAATGGGCGCGCCGCTTCGGCGGTGGCAATCGCGGAGACGTCGCATTCCTGAACGATGCCGACGCCGATATTATCCGCTTGGGGTCGGGCCTGTCTGAGTTGGCAGTTCAGGACATTTACAATATCCCAGAATCGCGCATCGCAGCCGTCTACGGTGGCGCGCCCGTTGGCTATCTGGCCGGCCTGAATGTCCACCTTCAACGGTCCACGTTCTCCAACTATGAGGCGGCAGAGCTTGCGCTACATCGGCGCATCCTTATGGCCAAGTGGCGCAGCGTTGAAGGCGTGATGACCGAGGGGCTGCTACGGGAATATGACCAGTCCCCAGCGCTGGCCCTGCGCTTCGACGTGGGTCGCGTGGCCGCGTTGGCATCAGAGCGGCAGCAGCGCGAGGCGCACGCCTTGACCATGTTCACAGCAGGGCTTTGGAGCCGCAACGAATCGCGGGCCGCGACTGGTGCGCGTCCGTTGGTGGAGGATGTCGTGATGTCCCCGGCCAACGTGCTGCCTGAGCCGGTGGTGTACGAGGAAGCACCGGCCACCATGAAGGCGACCGCCACCCGGCGCGAGGATACCGCCGCCGCACGGCGCGGCCTGATGGCCCGTCGCGAGTTGGTGGCCGAGCATGAGCGGGCGATAGCTGCAGCCCTGGCAGACGAGAAAGCGGCCATCTTGGAGGCGTTGGAGGGCAGCGGCTGATGGACGTGGGCAAGCTGGGCCGCGCAGCCCTGACAGCCTACCTGCTGGACCGCCTGACCGGCGACCGGCTAACGGGCGCATTCAGTGGGCTATGGGCCGCAAGCCTGAGCCGTGGCAGAACCGAGGCGTTGCGGGGCGTTGGTGCGCCAGCCACCGAGATGAAGCCGAACGATCCGCGCCTGCCTGGCATTGATCGCGAGATAGCCACGCGGATCAAGGGCGTCTCGGAGTCCACCAAGGACCGCATCCGCGAGTATGTCAGGCGCAACGCCGAAGCGGGCGGGGGGCTGAATGAGCTTGCCAAGATGATCCGCGAGGATCCATCGGGCGCATTCGGCAGGGCAAGGGCGCGAACCATCGCCCGCACCGAGTCAGGCACGGCGTACAATCGCGGGTCGGCTATGGGCTGGCGTGATAGCGGTAGGGTTAGCAGGGTGCGCGTCTTCGATGGCGACGACTGCGGGTGGGCCACGCATACCGACAGCGACAAGGCGAACGGCAGCGTGCGCGACCTTGACGAGATAGACGGGCATGAACTGGCCCACCCCAACTGCCTGCGATCCTTCGCCCCGTTGGTCGACTTGTAGGCCGAAACTTGACAGCGTGGCCGCTATACCATCGTGTATACTTTTGTTGGCGCATGTCAGGCGCCGGGGGTGATCATGCAACCAAGCGTTACAAAGGCCGTCCCGCTTCACGCTATCGACCTTGACCTCCATGAAGGAACGGTCGCTGGCTTCCCCGCTGTCTTCGGCAATTGGGATCTGGATGGCGAGTTGGTGGAAAAAGGCGCATTCACTAAAACGATTAGCGAGCGCGCCCTGCGCGTGCCGATGGGCCTTGACCATGAGAAGCCGCTGGGCGTTACCACGCGCCTGGAAGAGGTCAGCCGGTCGGACCTTCCGGCTGCGCTACAGAAGGCTTTTCCTGACGCTACGGGTGGCCTCTACGCTGAGGGCCGCGTGGTCCAGATGGGGCATGGGTTGGATTGGCTTGAGGCGGAGAAGGGGCGCATCCGGCGGGGCAAGCCCAGCGGCATGAGCTTCACCGCCCGCATCATTCAGGCCGAAGCCACT